ATTCTAAAGCAATTACTACAGGGACTTCAACAACGCTAACAAACGGCGATGGTCCTCAAACTCAAGCAAACAACGAAGCTAGACAAAGTCAATTAATTTTAACAGGTACAGTTTCTACAACTCACACTTTACAGTTTCCAGCTACACAAAAAACTTATGGTATTTACAATAATATTTCTGGTGGTGCAGATATATCTGCAAGACTAGGTGCTTCAGGAAACACTGTAACTGTTGTAAATGGTAAATATAGATTATTAGCTACTGACGGCACTAACTGGTATGATATTTTTTCTTTAGCTGGTTTAGGTGAAGCTTGGCAAATTAAAACAGGTAACTATACAGCATCAGATGGTGACAATCTTTTTGTTGATACATCTGGCGGTGCAGTGACAATAACTTTACCTTCTTCTCCTTCAATTGGTAATCAAGTAAAAATTATTGACGCAGAAGGAACTTTTGGTACAAACAATTGTACAGTAGGTCGTAACTCTCAGAAGATACAAGGAGCTGCTGCAGATTTAACAATAAGCACTAACAGTGCGGGCATTGCTCTCGTTTATGTAAACGCAGACAATGGATGGAGGTTGAAATATAACGACTAATGGCTAACTTACAAGATATAGTAAACAGAAGTGAAGTAGGGGCTATCAAGCCTTGGACTAAAACTACGGCTCCAGCAGGTTATTTGTTATGTGACGGTTCAGCCGTATCAAGATCAACTTATGCAGAATTATTTGCTGTAGTTTCTACGACTTATGGATCTGGTGATGGTTCAACAACTTTTAATGTTCCTCAATTACAAGGTAAAATGCCACAAGGTTATGATGGTAATACATATAACTTAGCAGGAACTGGCGGTGCAAATACGGTTACAGTAGCTGTTACTAATAACCAAGCTGCTACAAATGCTACAAACCAAACTGTTTCAGTAACAGGAAGTATTTCTAATACATCATTAACAACTGCACAATTAGCAAGTCACTCTCACGGATTTAATGCAAGTAGAGGACAAAACTCAAGTGGATCATTTCCACCAGGAGGTAGTTCAAGTCACGGTTCTCCACCATCTGCTGGAAACACAGATAACAATGGTTCAGGAACTGGACACAACCACTCTCACACTTTATCTGGTACTTTAACAGGTAACATTACAACGTCTTTAACTGGAACTGTCACAGCGGCAGGTACAAATTCATTCTCACCTTTTGTGGTGGTTAACTATATTATAAAGCATTAGGAGATATTGATGGCAACACAAATAGTAATATTAAACGGAAGTAGAGTTCTAGTAGACGATTCTTTTGGTATTGATTGGGCAGATAAAGGAACTGCTTGGCAAGCTGGATGGTGTCCAAACACTGTTCATGCAGTTATTTGGAACAATTTAGCTGGTCAAAACGAAATTCAAAGCAAAGATGCTTCTACTGGAATGATGACAGGTAATACTAATTTAAGTGCTACAAGCGATGCTGTTGGATCAACAACAATAGCTGCTTTACTTACTTGGGCAGAAACACGAAAAGGTCAAATTCAAGCTGCTATGACAGCTTATGATAATGCTTTGGATGATGATATAACCAATGGAACTACTAATGCTGTTGGCAAGACTTGGGTTGATTACGATTCAAATCACTCGTAAATATTAACTCTTGGTCTAAGATCTAAAACTTTTTCTTCTTTTATTTTTGCATTTGGACCGTTTAAATTAACATAATGAACAAATAATTGATGATGCCATGATCCTTCGGGTTGATGAAAAGTGGGTCTCCAATGTTCAATTTCACACCCTTTGTAAATAACACCATCTCCTTTTTTAATAAAAACAGAATTTTCACCCATATATAAAGGCCATTTATACTCCTCATTTTTGTAAGAATGAGCAAGAGAAATAGATGCACTTATTTCACAAGCACCTCTATCTGTATGTCTTTTTAAATCAGATCCTGGAAGATATATTCTATTAAAACAATAAATAGGTTTTAATTTTAAATTTGTTTGTTTTTCCATAATTGGAAGTAGATAGTGAAGAAGGTGATGATAAACTTCTGATTCACTAGAATGAAAAGATGTTGACAGAGGACCAACTTGTTCATCGTAAAGATTTTCTTTTTTTAAAGCTTTTTTAACACTGTATGACGAAAGATATTCAACCATGTCATTAGACAACATGTTTTTAACATATTTATATTTATTAATTTCTAATGAATCCATGTTATTATTGCATGTCTATCGCCATTCGAAACTGGTGTAACAGCATGTGGAAAACAAAAATTACTAGGAAACATCACAATACTTCCTTTCTTTTTTTTTATTAAATACTCTTCATCAAAAAAAACAAAATCGCCTCCGTCATAATTATCATTTAAAATTAATGAACAGCTTAAAACTCTTGGATATAAATCCATATGATCAACATGCATTTTATATTCACCGCCTTCAACTCCTTTGTATAATAAATGATTGTATCCTGTGTCTTCAATTGCAACACCAAAATTGCACCATTTAAAATCAAAACAATATTTATCCAAAGCAGATGAAACTATATTAAAAATATCATCATCAAATTCTTTTGCTATATTTTTTGTATAACAATTTCTTATTTCTTTGTTTTGACCTTTATCACCAACAGTGGCAATTTCAAATTCTTTAAAATTAACAGTGTTGACAATTTTATCACAAAGATCGTGATCTATCATATTATCATATCTTTTTACAAATTGTTTTATTTCCATGATTTTTTCTTCCAAAACATTGTTTTATATCTATCCATCCATTTACTAAGTAAATTGTTAAGAGTTTTACCGTGTTCTTTTTCATGATAAAAACCAGACCATGCTTTCCAAGGTTCTCGTTTAAAAGGAATTACTTGAACCATGGCATCTCCTTTTTTAATTAAAAACTGTTCATCTCTTTTATGTAAAATAAAAGGAAAATGAATTGTATTTATATATACATCTGTATCAACAACACCTGATATAATTTCAAAACGAGGTTCTAATCTATTAATTGGTTTTACAAATAAACAACTGTAGCCAGGTGGTGTTTTAATTAACCATTTATTGTGAAATTTACCTGCATTTTTACCTGATATTTTTTTCCAAGAATCAGGTAATTGAGTAGAATTATGAAAACCAAAATCACTTTGTTCTTTGTTTGCAGGAACAACAGTAAAGTCATCTTCAACAGGATCAACAATATAATCTTGATCAAAAGGTATAATATAACCTGAAGTCATAGCGTCTAAAAAAGGCACACATGTTTTTATTGTTGGTTGATGTAAATTATTTTTTGTATGTCTTTCTAATTTTTTATATTCTTCAGGGATGAAACGGGTTGCTGGTTTTGGATGAGGCCAAATATCAACCATGTTATTATCTGTTGCACAGAAAGTAATTTTTTTATTTAACATTTGGAACCTCTTCAAGCTGTTGTATAAAATTAAAAGACATAGATCTTCTTATCTGTCCTTTTATTTTAGGTTTAAATGGCATCACACAATGCTGATGACGTGCTTCAAATATGTAAAAATGACCAATTTCAGGTTCCATCCATGTCATGTTTGTACCATTGACGTCTGTAAAACCTAATTGTCCATCTCTAAATTTATGCGGATCTTTTACGTCATTAATAAATTCTGGTACTTTTAAAAACATTACACTAGACCAGCCAGTGTTATCATGATGAGTGTGAGGAGGATTATATTCTCCTTCTTTCATATCATTTATCCAACAACTTAATATTTCTAATTTTTTGATTCCCTTAAATAAATTTACTTTTTCTAATGTTTCAATGTAATCATTCATACAATCGACAATATGTTTTGACATTTCTGTCTTTCCAATGTGATGTGTAAATTCTCTTTCAGATTCTAATCTACCTGCTAATCTTGGACCCATAGATGCAAGTTCTTTTCTATGTTCTTCATATTTATTATTTAAATCATCAATAGCCTTTATAGGCATATCATATCTTTTAATTATTCTTCCAAATACGCTTGTTTGTGCTTTCATTCTTTTTTCTGCTCCTTTCATAACATAAATTTCGTGTCAAGAAAACAATTATAAAAAGATTACTTGATATATTCTGTACACATGTTTAAATTAGATCTCACCCAAAAATTATAAATCAAGGAGATATTATGGAAAATCAAGAAGTATTGA